TCAGAAAAAGACTCGCAAGAAATAGCACCACCGAAACCGAAGAAGATAGTTCAACAGAAAGCCAAGAAGTCAGTTAAACAGATACTAGCTCGTACTCGTAAGAAGGTAGCTAAAGCAGAACAGACTCTACGTTCTGCAAAGATGTCTGCAGAAAATACCAAGAAGAAGCTGTTAACCATAGACAAGGCTCTGACTGGTAAAGAGACACAGTTACTTACAGAGGATATAATCGAGAGTGCTCCAAAAAACGTCAAAGAGCACATAGACCAGCAAGAGGTGATCTTTAAACCTAACTCAGGTCCACAGACACAGTTTCTTGCAGCTTCCGAAAGGGAGGTTTTTTATGGAGGAGCAAGAGGTGGAGGCAAATCATATGCCATGCTAGTAGATCCACTTCGTTATTGTTCCTACGCTAATCACAGGGCACTCCTAGTGAGGAGGACTATGCCTGAGTTGAGAGACTTGATACAGAAGTCTCAGCTATTATACTCAAAGGCATTTCCTAATGCAAAATGGAGAGAACAAGAAAAAGAATGGCGATTTCCCTCAGGGGCAAAGATAGAGTTTGGTTACGCAGAGAACATGACAGACGTTTTACGTTACCAAGGTCAATCATACACATGGATAGGAATAGACGAACTTCCACAATATCCTTCGCCAGATATATATAACTTTCTAAGATCTTCGCTAAGATCGGTAGATAAAGATATACCTGTTTATTTAAGAGCAACAGGTAATCCAGGGAATGTTGGTTCCCAATGGGTTCGAGAGATGTTCGTAGAACCTGCAGAACCAAACACAGCTTTTAACGTAGGGATAGATACACCCAATGGTAAGAAGTATATTACCAGAAGATTTATTCCAGCTAAGTTACAGGACAATCCCTATCTGATGCAGACTGATGATTATTATATCATGCTAGCATCTTTACCTGAAGTACAACGTAAACAATTCCTAGATGGAGATTGGGATGCATACGAAGACTCAGCGTTTCCAGAATTTAATAAGACGACCCATGTGGTCGAACCTTTTGAGATACCTAGAGGCTGGTACAAGTTTCGTGCTGCTGACTGGGGTTATTCTTCTCCTGCTTGTGTTCTATGGTTTGCTGTTGATTACAATAACAATCTATGGATCTATAGAGAATTATATACGAAGAAAGTAACGGCAGATTATTTCGCAAGAAATGTATTGAGCCTAGAGCAAGGAGAACATATCCATTACGGGGTCTTAGACGCTAGTACATGGGCAAGAAGAGGTGATGTGGGCCCAAGCATTGCAGAGACAATGATACAGCAAGGATGCCGTTGGAGACCCTCAGATAGATCACCTAAGAGTAGAATTAATGGTAAACTCGAAATACATAAAAGATTGAGAGTTAATGATGAAGAACCAGGTATTAGAATATTTAAAACCTGTAGAAATTTAGTAAGAACAATGGGTATGCTACCTACAGATAGTAAGAATCCTGAAGATGTAGATACTCATGCAGAAGACCACGCATATGATGCATTAAGATATGGATGTATGAGTAGACCTACACATCCTAAATATGCAGATAGATTTAGAACATTCTTTAGACAGAATGACTACCATGCTGCAGATGATAAATTTGGTTATTGATTATGAATAGAATTGCAAGACAGTTATTACAATACATAAGTAATGCTAATAGAAAAACTAAACAGATTAGTCTTTCTAGAACTCTTAAGAAAGAGGTAGAGATTGGTGCGAATGGTACTCAGGGATATACTATAAAACAAGGGCTTAACAAAGGAAAAGTTATAAGTGCCTCTAAGTAGAAAGATTCCAGAGATAAACAAAAAAAATTTTCCCTATGACTTAGTAGTTGCTTACTGGGAGGATATCGTTGGAAGTTGCGAATGGTCGGACATCCCAGATATAAAAAAATCTAAGACTGCTATATGTTGTAGTTTTGGTTGGCTTGTAGAACAGAATGAAAAGACTACAGTCATCATGGCAGATTTTATATTTGAAGATAA